ATCAATTCCTAGCTCTTCATAGTTAAGCTCATAATGCTCAGGTGCATCCTCGGCTTTAGAGCCAAGCTTCTTTCTAAGCTCATGCGCAGCCTTGGCCTGCTCAGCCACAGACTTGTACTTGTCCGCCATGAACCAGTCAGGCACGTCACCATCACCGGCGACCCCATCAGCATACTTCCAGGTCGGAGCTTGTGAGCCTTGAGTGCCCTGAACTTCCTGGTTAGAGGAAACTTCAGGCGCAGATTCAGGCGCCGCCTCAACAGCAGCATTTTCGTTCGTTGCCACTTCTTCTTGTACTTCTTCTGTCATTTAAGCCTCTCTTCGTATGAAATCTCACCGCAAACATATTTTAGGTACCTGCAAAGGTCAGCCCTGCCACCTTCAAATGCATTGATACCCTCTGGTGCACCAGGCTTATAGTTGCCATGCTTGATTTGCCATGCTTGATGATAAAGCGAATCTCTAGCATATCTAGAAGGTCTCTAAAGTCCACACTAGATAGGCCCTGACTAAGCCCAAGCTGCACAAGATATTTAATCTTTTCTTGCAGCACATCCTGCTTAACCTCAACTTCACGCTCCATCTGGGCGCCCTCATCTCCTAACGGTTGGTAGCTCATGCTCCTAACTCCTGCTGTGGTGGTACAACTGCCCCAGGCTCTTCGGCTTGCGCTGCTTCTTGTTGTTGCTGCGCTGCTTGCTGAATAGCTTGAAGCTCCTGAATAATCTCACGCTCGGTTGCAACTAACTCAAGGTCAGTCTCTAGGTTTTGAGCAATGTATGCTGGTAGCTTGGTAAGCTTGGTTGCAGCCATAGCCATCTGCGGGCCAACCATGCCGGCTAAGGTTTGATAGTAAAGAACAAGCTTCTCTACTTCTTTTTGCCCTCTTGATGCCGATAGAGGTGTCTCGTACTTAATAGCCACAGACTTGCCGTTAAGCTGAACGTCTGGCCACTCTCCCCGCTTACGCAAAATATAAATAATTCTCTTAACCATTCTATCTTGCAGCTCACGCTTGATTCTGGCAAAGCTTGCTGATGCATTTTCAACTAGCTCACGCATACGAATAGCAGCTTCGGTTGCCGTTTGCCTTGGAGAATCTACTGGCCCCAATGGGTTGGTAAACAATAGCTTGTTAATCTGGTCTCTTAAATCTTGGACAATAAGAATGCCAAAGTTAACATCCCCAGCATTTGGAACAGGCTGCAAAGGCCAACCTCCAGCAGCTGTAGGCAGTACGGGCAAGATAGCCCCAGGATGGATTCTGAATGTATCCATGTTCACAACGCCATCTGTGTAGGCCATATACATAGGGTTAGCTTTAAAGGCAGCAGCTATAAGCTCATCACGCATAGCTTCGTTAATAGAAGCCGCAGCAGGCATAGCATCCATAGCTGGGCCGCGCCCAAGAATCTCACCAGCTCGTCTATTCCATCTGAAGGCGGCAAACGCCGGCTCTTCTTCAGCAACCTCATAGATAAGCTCCTTAAGGTTTAGCTCAAAAATAGATGTCTTCCAGTCTTTGTCTTTGTAGTCATAGGTTGTAGCCTCAACAACATGAAGCTTCTTCTTGCCTGGTCTGTTCTTAGCATCAGAATCCATGCGACGCATTTCATCAGAGATAACAGCATCAGGCCAAAAAGATAGTATCTCATCTACAGATATGCCCACAAAGTCACGGTAGTATCCACGGAAGGAGCCATCAATACCAACCTCATAAGCAATAGAGTTACTCGGCACAGAGCAGAAAACCAAAGGCTCATCATCATCGCCCTCGTTAATCTGCAAGCAGCCCGTAGAAATCGCCATCTCCTCCAGCGCCTCAGGTATTGCCAGATAGAAGTTGGAATTGTCGATAGCATCAAAAAACTTATCAGTTAACTTCTCTACAAGCCTTGCCGCCTCATCGTAATACTCTTCTTCAACAGCAGAGCCTGGAGTAAATCTAAGCCATCTTTCGTTTTGCGGGAAGATAGCATTAACCAAGCGGTTAACAAATGTTCTTGTGCCTATCTCTAAAGTTAAATCATATAGATTAGCCGTAAGGTTCTGCCCCTTTGATTGCGGGGGCTGGCCTTGCGAGCCAGAATCTTTCCAAGAGTTCATGTTAGGAGCCGCATAAGTGTAAACCTTATCTAGCAACGTCCTCCATCTTTGAACTTCGTTAACGGCGTTGTTGCGCCTAGAAATTAAGTTGTCTATGTTGGCCATTACTTATCACCCCCGCCAAGCGTGGCTCTTTCATCTGGAGTAAAGGTAAACGGGTTGAATCTACCCTTAATACCTCTAATAAGCTTGCGCTGCGCTTTCTCGCGCTCCTCTTTTTCTTTTTGCATCGTCTCTGCTCGCAAGACTCTGGCCTCTTCTGCTGCTCTTTGCGCTTCTTCTCGTGCTCTTTTTGCTTCTTTGCGACCCCTCATGGACCACCCTCCTTATGCTAATTATTGAATCATCACCATCTAGTATACGTTTGTATAGCCCATAAGGCGTTACGCAGTACCAGGGAAGTTGAATGCCCATGATGTACGCAACAACATTGACGCAGGTTTGCAGACCAAACCTTATTAGACGCTGCTCTCTGTTGGTGGCTCTTTTTCTAACCTCTAGCACCGTGTAGTCAGGGCGCTGCTTTAAAAAAGAAACCAAAAAATCTTTGGTTGGAGCCTCGGGTAACACATAAGTATCCAGGGCACAGCGATTAGGGTCGTGGACTATGAACCCCAGCGGGATTTCTTCCATGATGGATACATGGGTGAACCCACTTTCAAGCCAATTGCTAAATGGATATTCTCCGCAACCACTAAAGCATACATAGAAAGTCTGTATGGGTACGTCCACTCTATCAAAAGGCTGCTTTGACTGTAATAATGTTGTGTCGCATTCCACCTCCTCGCACCTGCTTGAGGAGCTTGTTGGTTTTGCGCTCTCGTATTTCGACATCAATGGTTACCATCTTAGCCAGTTGTTCTTCAAGCTTTGCCATTCTTTGACGTGCCGACTGCTTCATCTTGCTGCTTTTGCTCCAACAATTGCTCTAGCTTATCAATTCTCTCGAGAAGTTCAACCGACTCAGATATCTTAAGGCCAGTTTGCAGCATGTTGCTAACAGCTGTTATCTCGGTGCCCGTCAGCTTGCCTTGAGACATAAGGTCGCATAGAAGCTCATACTTCTCTTGGAACCCTTCAGCCTTATCTAGACCAGGTATCATGATGGTTCTATGCTCGGTCCAGCCGAAGCGATTACGCATGTTCATTGACCACGCAACAGAGTTTAGTTGTTCCCCGGAGATTGTGTGCACGATATGGTCTTTAGCAATTGACTGCCACTTAGCTTCTGACTTTGGCAGACCAACCTCGTATGCCTGCTGGAACTCTGGATATTTTTCTCTCCAAAGATCAAACATCTTGTAGCTTAGGTTAACCATGGCACAAAAATCTGCCCTTGAGCCGCCTTTTGCTAGACACTCCACCAACTTATCAGGCATAGTTGCATTGTATTTTCCTGGTGCATACCTTGACCTAGGTTTTGGAATTTCGCAGGTTTTTTCGGTCTTTTTGTCTTTTTTGTTCACTTGCTCCTTTGCCATATAAGTCCCTTTTTAAAATTTTGTGGTATGTACTGTGGAAAAGTATAACATACGATTTCACCTAACAAACGACCTAACTTATTATATCATTGACTTCAACCAGCCCCACACATATGCTTACGAAAAGGAGAAACTATGTCCCAAGAGCTACACACATTCGATGTTGCCGTACAAGCTTTGAAGCAAGGCCACAAGGTTAGACGGGCTGCCTGGAAGCCAGTTGTACCAAGCGTCACACCATACAAACCCAAGCCATCTGTTAACGACAAGAGTGCATGGCCTGAGTATATGCTCTGCCAGATAAGGGTTGGCAAGAATGGCAAAGAGGACAGGGTTACCTGGCACGCCACTGCAACCGACATCATGGCCGAAGACTGGATTGTTGAGAAATGAGCAAAGAGCTAACCATTCAAGACCTATCAAGGCATGAAGAAGACTATTGAGGAGATATCATGCATATACCATCAGGAAAACAGTACAGCTTCTACTACAGTATCCAAGATAACGTAGGTCCATCTATCGTAACTCGCAGTGATGGCTCTATTTACAACCTACATGGCTTAGTGATAAACAAATTATGTAGCTGTGGTCAGGGTGTTGAGGTAAGAGCTCATGCAACAGAGGCAAAGCTTGAGGGCCAAGAACAAGACTTCCAGCCCACAATCTTAACCAAGCCTTA